GAGTTTACTGATGTTCGTAAGTGGATTGTACATAATCTAGACAATGACCCTGTTCGCATCTTTAGACGCATCTACGACAGTCTGTACGACCATGTAGACGGTTCTACGATACCTCATGTGGTAATCATACTTGCAGAGTATCAGTACAAGGCTGCATTTGTATCTGATCAGGAAATCAATCTACTTGCGTGTCTGACAGAAATCATGGGTCAGGCAAAGTTCAAATGACCTATGAGTTAAAGGACTATCTAAACGCAATCAACCATGAGAAGAAGAATCTCATGGACACAGACGATGAGATGTGGGAGAAGAAGTATCCTGCCTTTATCGTAAACAAGTGCATCGCACCATTTCCAGACACTATCCACCTAGTGAATGAGATGAATCTGCACAATCACCTAGACAAGAAACTTCAGTTTGACTTTCTCCTAAATAGTATACGAACAAGGAAACGATTTACTCCTTGGATGAAGGCGAGTAAACAAAAGAATCTAGAGTATGTTAAAGAGTATTATGGTTACAATAATGAAAAAGCAAGGTCTGCTCTTAAAATACTTAGTGATGAACAGATAAAGGCTATCAAAGATAGTTTGGATAAAGGTGGAAGAAACAATGGAAAGTATTAACTGGTCACAGGAGCAGATGCTAGAGGTCGTACTAAAAGAACCAGACGATTTTCTAAAGATACGAGAGACTTTATCTCGCATAGGTGTTGCCTCCAGAAAAGAACGTAAATTATATCAATCATGTCATATACTGCACAAACAGGGTAAGTACTTCATAGTACACTTCAAAGAACTGTTTGCACTAGACGGTAAGAAGACAAACCTATCAGAAAACGATATCGCAAGACGCAACACCATCGGTAAGTTGCTTGGTGATTGGGGATTAGTGGAAGTAAGAGGTGAATTAGAACCTATTGCACCACTAAGTCAGATCAAGATTATCTCATTCAAAGAGAAGAACGAATGGGAACTTGAGACAAAGTACAACATTGGTAAGAAAAGGGAGCTATAATATGAGTTGTATAGAACATGAAATGCTAGACGCATTAAGAAGTAAGTATGATGCAGAATACAGAGAAGCAGCAGTCACTCTTAGAGTGTATCTGAATAATCCTGTCGCAATCGGTGAACATCCTCAACACGTTGAAGAGATGGACAAACTTGTGGACAAGATGGCCACTGCAAAGGATAAACTAGAAGCCCTTGAAGCAGTCTATCCATCCACACCAGAAACACCAGAGAAACAAGTCCTTAATGGTTGAAGACCCCGAAGTTCTTGCGTCACGACTAAACTTAGTACTAAACGAGTTAAAAGGCGTGATGCAAGATCGTAAGGATCGTATAGAAGAATTACGCAATCAAATTATCATGTTAGAAAATGATAATGATGACATGGAAAAACGTGTCAGCGAACTTATAATGGATGCATTTTAATTATGGACAAGGTATTTGTATTGATTATCTCCATGTGGGGTAACAACGGAACAGAATGGGAATACATCGGTAATCAGATGGTTCTCAATCAGGACATGACCAAGGCTCAGTGTGAGTACATGGCAAGTGATAAACAATGGACACGATTCAATAATAACGAGTATTACAATATGCAACTAGATTGCTTTCCTAAAGATTGTCAGGGTAAAGAAAAATGTGAATAGCAATCCGTATTACCTCTTGACAAAACTGCTAAATAGTAGTATACTTATATTAAATGATTAGAGGATTGCACAGTTGAAATATTTCAGATACACACTAGATGACTTACACAAGTCAGCAGACAAAAAACTATTTAATTACATTACATTCTTTGCTGGTGGCGGTGGTTCGTCATGCGGTTATAAACTTGCTGGTGGTGAGGTTTTATTCGTCAATGAGTTTCAACAAGTCGCAATGGATGACTATCTCGCAAACTTTCCAGATACACCACATCACATTACTGGTGATATCAAAGATGTAACTGGTAAACAAATCATGGAAATGACAGGACTCAAGGTAGGTGAACTAGACCTACTTGATGGCAGTCCACCTTGTCCACCTTTTTCAATGTCTGGTACTAAACAGAAGGGTTGGGGTAAGGAGAAGACAGCCTATGGTATGAAACAGAAGAACATAGAAGACTTGACTTGGGAACAGATTCGTATCGCTGGTGAAATGATGCCAAAGGTAATCGTGTGTGAAAATGTCAAAGGTTTGACTATGGAGTATGCATCTGAACACCTTGCACGAATGGTCAATGACTTTGAAGCACTAGGTTATACTACTGTTTACAAGGTGCTCAAGGGTCAGGAGCATGGTGTACCACAAAAACGTGAACGTGTGTTCATCGTGTCAGTTAGAAACGATGTTCTTGACGCAATCAATATGCCATTCATGTGTGTAGCTGGTGAAGTGTTTCCTTCCCCTGAGTCAACCTTTGTTGACATTCGTGGTGCAATAGATGATCTTCAACTAAATAATGAGAACAAAGTAGAGGCACACGAACTCGTAGAGGCGATGAAAAAGAGTGCAAAGTGGAAGTGGATGAAACGACTTCCAAAGAATCCAGACAGAGTGGTTTCTGTAGGTGATGATGTAGTGGGGCCTTGGTATGATAAGGTTATACGGCATCGTGCAAAGTGGGGTAAGAGTATACCAGAAAGAAAGAGTTCATTCTTTCAGTCTCGTAGAGTTCCTTGGAATCAGGCATCACATACGTTATCAGAACAGGGATTACAAACCTCTCTTGCAGTGCATTTGCATCCAGAAGAAGACAGAGTGTTCACAACCAAAGAATCTGCTCGTATTATGACACTACCAGACGATTACAAATTTACTGGAACACTCAATCAGAACCTTGCAAGGATCGGACTTATGGTTGCACCATTACAGATGAAAGACCTTGCAGACAACATATACAATAACATACTCAAGCCTTATAAGGAGTCACAACAATGAACTACATCACAGTAAGTAAAGACTTAGGAAAGAAAGAAACCTTTGACACATGGAACGGTAAGTTTCTTGATGAATCGTCATATGACCAAGTAGTAAAGGTTACAGACGAAGACACCGCTGTTATGAAACCTATCGTATCACTTGATGGGTCAGACGTTCCTCTTGCGTATGTCATTACCAATGCATATGGTGATGACTCTGTACGAAACACTCTTATGAACATACAAGACGTATCAGTGATGAGAGCAAACTGTTCAGGCCCTATACTGGAAGAAGATATGCTTGCAAAAGGTCTGGTAAAGGATGTAGACTATCGACTACGCACACCAAACTCGTATCAGTTAAAGACTGGCACAGGTAAGTGGGGTATGATTGCATACTCAAACGAAATACACTCTGTAATGATCGGACACAAACGTGGTAGGTTTACTGGTGGTATTGATGTCTCAGGATGGGTAAAAGACAATCCAAAAGAATGGGAAGAACTACAGGTTATCTCATACTGGAATGAACTTGCATTTAAGAAGGCAAACACAGAGGTATACGAGAAACAGAAGGCCTTCTGTGATACCTATATTGAACCAGAATATCGTATCGGTGGTGGCATCTTTACAACACTATCTGCAAATCGGTATCATGTATCAATGTCCAGTAAGATGGGTGCTCATGTAGACTCTGGTGATCTGAACGCTGGTATGACTACTATGAGTTGTTTTCGTGAAGGTGACTACACAGGTGCATATCTGGTGTTCCCACGATATGGTATCGCAATAGACGCACCAGACAACTCTGTTATCATAGCTGACAGTAACGAGATACACGGTGTCACGCAAATAGAAGGAAACGGACAACGATTCACTTGTGTTGCGTATTGTGACAATAGACTTGCAACCAAGGGAGTAGCAGGTAAATCAGAACGTAAGATAGGACGATTCGCTGCCAAGGAGAGTGGTTCATTAGAAGAGTTCATATAATATGAGTAACAACAAGTACACAGAAGATATGACTGGCACAGGACAGTATATAAACTATCCTAATGCGTTAATAAAACATTTATGTTCTCATTGTAATACTGTACAATATATACCAACCAAACTACGCAAACTAGTGAGTAGAATGTATTGTTATGTGTGTGGAAAGAAAATAGATGGGTATACACAACGCAAGTCACGGTGAAAGTAAAGCCAAGGAAACCATCATCTATACCAAACAGGACAGAATAGGATGTAGTGGAGAAAACAACGATCATCCCCTAGTGTATTACTCTGTACCAGAGAAGGGGTATGTAACGTGTGGGTATTGTGACATCAAGTATTCAAGATG